CAGTAGGCGGGACTGCGGGTTCTGGTGGTGGCGGTGCGGGCGGTGGCTCCAACGCCTCGACGACTGGCACGCCGATAAAGGCCGGTAACGGAGCCTCTGGCGGACTTTATGGTGGTGGTGGTGGCGGATCTGGTTCAGGCCTCACGGACGGGGCGTTGGCTGGTTCCGGTGCTCAGGGTGCGGTCCTTGTAACCTACACTGTGACCGCGACAACGGAGGCTGACGCAACTGGATCATCCTCCACTTCTGGGAGCGCTGGGGCCGTCAAAATTTTGCCGGGTGCCGCTTCTGCGGGAAGTGCATCCGATGGATCGGTTACGCCTGCAATCGTAGTCATCTCAAGCGCTTCGGCCACGACCCAGTCGGACGCCTTTGCATTTGATTTTGAAAACGGTGATTACGGCTATGTGGATTATGGGTTAGGCGTCTATGGAGAAAGTTCTTTTATTGAGGCAGACGCTACTGGAGCCTCCACATCTGGAGCAACGTCAGCAGCAGTCCGCGTCATCTCAGCAGATGCCTCTGGCGCGTCTAGCTCTGACGGAAGTTCAGCAGCGTATGTAGCTACAACGGTTTCTGCTTCCGCTGGGTCCACATCCTTGATGGAGGCTTCCGCATCTTTAGTCGTCCAAGCGGGAGCGCTAATAGAAGTCTCCTCTTCCGTTGTAGCAACGGCGAATGTAGTTTATAGTTCCTCCTTAGATATAGGCATTGTATCTTCTGTATCTGCCGGAGCTACAGCTCGTTACAGTGTTCAGTTTGTTGCTCCCATTCTGTCTAATATGACGGCAAACGGGAGGTACTTGTGGGAAAAAGAGAGCGTCGCGGCGGAGTCGTGGACACAGCAATCTTCGACCGCAGCAGCTTGGGTTCCAAAAGTTGTCTCGCCAGAGACGTGGACAGTCAATTAGGAGGCTAATTTGGCCGACGCATTTACAGCCAATCTTAACCTTACCAAGCCAGAAGTTGGCGCGTCTCGCGACACTTGGGGCGGCAAGCTTAACAGCGATCTGGACACGCTTGACGCACTGTTTAATGCAGCGGGCACCGGCACGTCTGTCGGACTAAAGGTTGGGTCAGGAAAGACGCTGAACGCGACTGATGGCACTGTTTTAATCCCGGCTGTCGCCAGCCCTGCCCAAACGGCTGACGGCTCCATGGTGTGGGACAGCGATGACAATCTTTTGACGGTTGGCGATGGTTCGTCGCGCAAGGTTATGGTTGATACAACGACTGCCCAGACGTTGACTAACAAGACCCTGACGTCGCCGACAATGACTACACCTGCTCTTGGAACCCCAGCGTCTGGTGTACTTACAAACACGACTGGCCTTCCGTTGACCACTGGAGTCACCGGCTTGTTGCCTATTGCAAACGGCGGAACGAATGCAGCTACGGCAGCAGACGCAAGAACAAGTCTGGGGCTTGGGGATCTTGCAACCAAGTCAACAATTGTTTCTTCTGACATAACTGACGGAACAATCACGGCAACTGACATGGCCGAGGGGTCCGGCAGCTTCCGTAGCGTACCCCAGAGCGCTAAGACCGGCGCATATGTTCTTCTCGCCAGCGACAACGGGGATCACATTTCGATCACCACAGGCGGCGTTACGGTGCCATCTGGAGTGTTTGCTGCGGGCGACACGGTAACGATCTTCAACAACAGCGCCAGCAACCAGACGGTCACGCAGGGCGCATCAGTGACCATGTACCTTGTCGGCACGGCAACTACCGGCAACCGCACGCTTGCGCAGCGCGGCCTTTGCACGGTCCTGTGCGTGGCCTCCAACACGTTCGTAATCACCGGCGGAGGACTGACGTAATGTCTGTTCTCAATTTGCTGCTTGCTGCGAAAAAAAGCATTGTCTCGCAGTTTGTGGCCGCAGTGCACTTTACCACCCCTTTTGTTACGGCCTATCCTTGGTCGGTCGCGGGTTTTGGCACTAAGTTCGCTAATCCCGCTACACTTCCGACATCTACTGCGGTCAGTGTAGCTTTTACTCAATCTGGCGACGCAGTTGCCGTTGGTCACGCTACAAGCCCTTTTATTACAACCTACCCGTGGTCAGGTGCGGGGTTCGGAACAAAGTTTGCTAACCCGTCCACTTTGCCCGCAGGGTCAACTGGCTACGGCGTAGCCTTCAGTCCATCTGGCGACGCTGTTGCTGTTTCTCACAGCGTAAGTTCTTTTGTTTCCGCATACCCTTGGTCAGGTGCTGGATTTGGTACTAAGTTTGCCGACCCATCTACTCTACCGGCAGGTGATTCCCGTTCCATAGCCTTCAGCCCCTCTGGCGACGCTGTCGCTGTTGGACACGCCAATTCGCCTAACATTACGGCCTATCCTTGGTCTGGTTCGGGGTTTGGTACTAAGTTTGCCGATCCATCTACACTTCCAGTGGGGACGTGTTGGGGAACAGCATTTAGCCCCTCTGGCGACGCTATCGCAGTTAGCCACAATGCTTCCCCTTTCATTAGTGTCTATCCTTGGTCCGTGTCAGGGTTTGGAACAAAATTTTCTAATCCTTCCACTCTTCCGACAGGGGTTGGGGACGGCGTGGCCTTCAGTCCATCTGGAGACGCTGTTGCTGTTGCCCACGCCATTTCCCCCTTTATTACGGCTTACCCTTGGTCGGGTTCAGGGTTCGGCACTAAGTTCACCAATCCGGCCACACTTCCAACTGGGCTTGGATGGGGCGTAGCCTTTAGCCCTTCCGCAGACGCCATTGCTGTTGGGCACGAAGTCTCGCCCTTCATTACAACGTACCCGTGGTCGGGGTCAGGGTTCGGCACTAAGTTTACCAATCCGGCCACACTTCCGGCGGGTATTGTGCGCGGTGTAGCCTTCACACAAATCGTCTCTTAAAAAAGGAAAGACACAATGGACAACACAGTAGTACAGCCGACTCGCGAAGAGATCCTGAAGGCATCCTTGGACTCTCGCACCCAAGAAGTCATGCACTACCAGATCAATATCGACAACTACCGGATTGCATTGGAAGAAATCTCCAAAATGTCGGCTGACGACCAGTCCCTACTATCGGGCTTTTCGGATCAGCTACGCACGCTGATGGCGTCTGAAAAGATGGAGCAGATGAAGGCTCAAGTCATGCTGACGGTACTTAAGCAGCAGGTTATGTAGGCACACACGCTCTTGTCTTTGGTCTCGCAGGAAGGCATATAACCTATGAACAGTCACAACCAAGAGGCTGCAAAGCTAATAACTGACGGCCTTTCGGTTGTGACCGTTGTCGGCACTTTGGCTGGTCTGCTCCCAGCTATCGCTGCTTTGTTTACGATTATATGGACAGGCATTCGGATTTACGAAACAGCAACCGTACAACGCTGGCTGGGTAAATAGATGGCGACCACAGAAGAGAAGCAGGCAAAAATATCTGAGGATATGGCCGCGAGCGCCAGCAAGGGGGCCTTGGTCGAAAAGGTTGTCTTTGCAGGCGTCCCGATACTGTTCTCCTGCGTCGTCTATCTGATGAACAGCTTGTCGTCTGCCAATTCAGAAATCATCCAGCTAAAGTCCAAAATATCTGTTGTTGTCAGTTCAGAGAACAAGGCCATACCGCCACAGGGTACGACCATCGACATGGCTGTGATCCGCGAGCAACTGAACGACAAGATCGACAAAGTCGAACGAGACGCAGCACTGGCCAGAGCGGCTATGACCCTCGACCGCGAGAAGTCGATGGCCGCGATTGAGAAGGCTCGCCTTGAAATGACAGCCGACGCGGCGCAGGCGAGGTCGGCAATCCGATCAGATGCTGCTTTAGCCAGAGCATATCTTGAACAGAAGATTGTTCTGCTAGAGCGCGACCTTCAATCAATCAAAGGGAAGTAAGACATGAGGATGTCGGCAGCAGGTCTTGCAACGGTCAAGGAATTTGAAGGTCTTCGGCTTAAGGCATACAAGTGCCCTGCGGCTGTCTGGACGATTGGTTATGGTCATACCTCAGCCGCCGGGGCACCAGAAGTAACGCCTAAGCTTGAGGTCACAAAAGAAGAGTGCGAGGCTATCCTCAAGCGTGACATGAAACAGTACGAGGACGGCGTGAACAGGCTGGTCACTGTCAGCATCACTCAGGGTCAGTTCGATGCTCTGGTTGACTTTGCCTACAACGCTGGCGTCGGCGCACTGCAAAAGTCTACACTTCTCAAGAAGGTAAACGCTGGCAAGTTCGACGAAGTTCCCGCAGAGTTCATGAAATGGACCAAGGGCGGCGGCAAGGAGCTTCCGGGCTTGGTCCGTCGCCGCCGTGCCGAAGTGAAACTGTGGCGCGGTCTTGATGTTAAGGCTCCGGTTGTTACGTCTCAGGCTCGACTTTCCCCAGACCAGCCGCAGGCATCCAAATCAATCATCCAGTCTAAAGAAGCAAACGCAGCGGTGGCTGCGGGCGGCTTGGGTGCTGTGGCCGTTGTCCAAGAAGTGATGCCGATGGTGAAAGAGGGTGGCGACCTTTTAAGTTCACTCAGCCCGACTGTAATGATATTGTTCGTAATCATCGCGGCAGCAGGTGTTGTGTGGTACTTCCGCAAGCGGAGGTTGGACGAGGAGGGGTCATGATTGCCCTTCTTCTAACTCCGGTAGGAAAGTATCTTGCTGCTGCATTTGTGGTAGTGATGATATTTGGCTCTGCTTATGTTAAGATCAGAGCTGACGCTGTGCGAGAAGTGGTCGCGCAATCAACAACTGAGGCATTGAAGAGGACACAGGATGCGATTGCTGCTGGCGATTCCGTTGATGTTAGTCCTGAACGGCTGCTCGAAAATGATGGAAGTAGGCGCGACTAAGCCTGCTGCTTGTTCTGTATGGCGCGATGTTTCTTGGTCTACAAAAGATACCCGGCAAACCATTGTCGAGGTTAAGGTAAACAATGCGCGCCGACAAGGCTATTGCGAGGGTAAGTAATGCCTTTAGTCCCGATTGATGTTCCTCCCGGAGTCGTAAGGCGTGCCACGCCATTGCAGTCTGCCGGGCGCTATTGGGACTCCAACCTTATCCGCTGGCGCTCAGGCAAGCTGTTGCCGGTCGGAGGGTGGAGCAGAATTACATCATCTCCGCTTGATACGACGCCATATGCTATCTTTTCTTGGAAGACGAACAGCAGCGTTTCGCTAACCTTGATTGGCGGCGACACCAAGCTGTTCTCTCTTGAGGGCAGTGTCTACACGGATATAACTCCTGATGATTTTGTAACGCCTGCTGCTAGTCAGTTTGGTGGTTATGGAGCTTATGAATACGGCGCTCTGTTATACGGAGATGATACCGACCCAACCTATCCACGTCCGCCGTCTGCTCAGTTTCTGCTGCCTTTCTCTTGGACGATGGACACTTGGGGTAGCGATGTTTTGCTTGTTGCCTCCAGCGACGGCAGGCTTCTCCATTTTGAAGAGGGTGAGACCAAAGCCCATCAGGTCGGCGTTTCTGACATCACGACTGCCGTTCGCTCCTCAAACGTCATAACTATTACAACGCCTGAACATCATGGCTTCGCCAATGGCGATAGCGTTGTGATTGCTGGCGTTAGTGTTGGAAGTATGAATGGGACAGTCACCATAACGTCCGTCCCGACAGACACTACTTTTACTTATGCAAACTCCGGCACTGACACAACCGGAACTGGTGGGACGGCATCTACTCTTATTCCTTGCCCAACCAACAATCGTGGCGTCTTCGTGACTCCTGAGCGCTATGCCGTTTTGTTTGGTGCCGGAGGAAATACCCGTCGCGTTGCTTGGTCCAATCAGGAAGACTACACGAATTGGGACTTTGCCAACGTAACGACAACCGCCGGATTTCTTGATCTCGACACGTCAGATTCCATAATCATGGCCGCTGGCGTCAGAGAGGGAACTCTGATCTGGACGAACAATGAGGCGTGGATCATGCGCTACATTGGTCTTCCATTTGTCTACAGCATCGAGCGGATAGGCCAAGGCTGCGGGCTGATGGCTCCTCAGTCGTTTGCGACCTTTGCTGGCCGTTGCGTTTGGATGGGCAAGGAAGGATTTTGGATTTACGACGGTGGAGTTGCGAAGCCGTTGCCTTGCGATGTCGGGTCTTATATTTTCGAGTCGATTGACCCAAACTCCGGCGCTCTGTACTCGCACGGATCAGACAGTGGCATCTTCCCAGAGGCTTGGTTTTGGTACCCCGAGTTGGGGGAGTCCACCCCAAACAAGTATGCAATTTATAACTATGCCGAGGGTTGGTGGTCGATAGGCGAAATGGAGCGAACGGCTTCTTCGCCTGCTGGCATCTACACCTACCCTATTCTTGGGTCTAGCGATGGCAACCTGTACTTCCAAGAGGATGGGTGGACTGCCGCTGGCGTTCCGATCACGACTGACAGGTATGCTGAGACGGCTTCCATAAATGTCCTGAACGGCAATAGAATTGCTAATATCACTCAGGCCATTACGGACAGCGGATATAGCTACGACAACACGCAGCTTACCCTGTTCAGCACATTTGCTCCGCAGGGGGCCGAGACTTCTTTTGGACCCTACATTTCGCGCTCTGATGGGTATACAGATATGCGGGCTTCAGGTCGCGACTTCAGGGTCAAGATCGAGTCAACAAAAGATGAGGAATGGAGCATCGGAGCGATAAGGCTTGAGGTCAAACCCGGAGGGCAGAGATGAAGGCGAACCTTCCTCCTGCTCCAGACAGGTATGATTCGGCTTATCTTACGCGGGCCTTGTCTGAACTGGATCGCCTCATAGGCCTTAGCCTTTCCAAGTCAGAAGCTTCGTCTTCAGTTCTACTTCTCTCTCCGGGGGGCTTGGTGTATAAGGTAACGGTAGATGACAGTGGAACTCTAATTACGACTTCGGTGCCGCTTGGACAATCGGGAGCAACTTCTTTCTAAAATGGAAAAAGCGCTTCGCCTGTCTGGTGGAACGCATACCATAGAAGACGTAGTGGAGGCTCTCCGCGACGGGCAAATGCAAGCTTTCTGGAATGATACGTCTATTGTCATAACAGAGGTTGCCCATACCCCCAGAAGACAGTTTGTTAGTATCTTTCTGTCGGCTGGTGATCTTGACGGTGTAATGGCCCTGCATGACAAAATCTATGACTGGGCTGTTGAAAGCGGGTATGATTTTGCAAGGATACTTGTTCGCCCCGGCTTTTCGCGACTACTTGAACGCAAGGGCTGGAAAAAGCGTCAAACCGTAATGGAGCTAGAATTACATGGGCGGCAGCACTCCGGCAACAACAACGTCAATCAGCAAGACTGAGCTTCCTGCTTGGCTTGAAGATGTTACTAAGGAAAACCTTAAAAAGGCGACAGAAATTGCTGATCGCCCCTATGAGGCTTATGGCGGAGAGCTTACCGCTGGGTTCGCCCCTGAGCAGGAATCTGCCTTTAGCTATGCGATGTCAAATGTTGGCCGCGAAGATCCAGCATATTTGGCAGCCATCAATGCGGCAGGCGGAGTTGCTGGGTACACGCCGGGTACGGTGTCAGCAGGAAACTTTCTTAGTGGCAATGTAGATGCTTATATGAATCCCTACATTCAGAATGTAGAAGATCGAGCAATTGCCAACGCCCAGCGCTCCGCTCAGATGAACATCAATCAGCTTGGTGCAAGCGCAGCTCGTTCTGGCGGATTCGGTTCTCGTCTTGGGGTTGCTGAAGGAGTTGCCGCATCTGAAGCCGCTCGCGGAGTTGGGGACCTGTCTGCAAAGCTGCGCGCTGACGCATTCACTAACGCTTCTGGACTGATGACCAGCGACATGGATCGGGCTCTTAAAGCTGCTACAACCAATGTTGAGTCAGGGCTTTCTGGTGCCGGATTAAATCTCAAGGCAGCGGATGTTATGGGCGGGCTTGCTGATCGCTCTCTTAGCGCCAGACTTGCCGACACCGGAGTTATGTCAGCCGTTGGCGAGGAAAGGCGCGCACTGGCGCAAAGAAAGGCAGATGAGGAGTATGCTCGCTGGCTTGAGGAGCGCAATTACCCAGTTGAGGGTCTTAACCTTCGTCTTGCTGCAACTTCGGCTACGCCGTACGGAGAAACTAAAACAACGACTGGGCCGGGTGCTGCGCAGCCAAATGCTTTGATGACTGGCCTTGGAGCTGCGGCGAGCATTGCATCCGTGATCGGCGCTCTCTGATGATTACGACTGCGCTTCACTTCTCTGGTGGTAAAGATAGCTTGGCCTGCCTGTATATGTATCGCCATCGCTGGAAGGATATGTATGTCATCTGGGTCAATACAGGCTCTCTCTACCCCGAGATGCAGGCGTATATGGACAGGTGGAAGGCGATCCTTCCGCACTTCATTGAAGTTAAGACAGACCAGCCAAAGCAGGTAGTTGAGAATGGCTGGCCTGTTGACGTTCTGCCAGTAAACAGCATGCCTCTTGGTCGTGTTATTTCTGGCAACGATGGGCCTCTGATGCAGCCGTATACAAGTTGCTGCGCGACGAACATTTGGTTCCCACTGCATGAGGCCACGCTCAAGTTGGGTGTGACTGAGGTGATTAAGGGGCAGAGGGTTGAAGATGGGTTCAAATCTCTTGCTCGCAATGGAACCAAGTTTCAGGGCTTAACCTACATTATGCCCATTGAGGACTGGACCACTGACGAAGTGTTCTCGTACCTGAATATGATGGAAGTCGAGCTTCCTCCGGGGTATAATGATGGTGAGAAGACTGGCCGCGATTGCTGGGATTGCACTGCGTTCTTGGGCGACAACCAGCGCAGAATTGCCAACCTGCCTGAAGATCGAAAGAATGAGATCAAGCGCCGTCTTGGGATTATAAAGAAGTCCATAGACGATCAGTGGAATTGGGTGGATTGATGGTTGACTACAGGTCTCTTGAACAGAGGTATGGGCTGCCAGAAAACTATCTTGTCCCGACAAGGCAAGTAGAAAGCGCGGGCGGTCGCAATACTTTCAATCCTCTCTCTAGGGCTGCCGGAGACTTTCAGTTTATTCCGAAAACAGCTCGCGCCTATGGCCTAACGAACCCCTATGATCCTGCTGCTTCAGCAGATGCCGCAGCTAGGTTGGCCCGTGACAATATGGCTGCGCTACGTCGGGCTGGCATAGAGATTACGCCTGAGAACCTTTATCTTGCCCATCAGCAAGGCGCTTCGGGTGCTGCTAGGCTCTTGTCTGGCGGCAGCACTCCTGCACAGCAGATTGTTGGTCAGCGGGCGGTGGACTGGAACTCGGGCAACGCTCAGATGACTGGACCACAGTTTGCTGACACAGTACGGGGTAAGTTCCTAAGCGCGGCTGGATCACCACAAGTGGCTGCTCCTGTAGCTCAAAGCCAAGCTCAAGTAGAGCCCGCCGCTCAACAACCGGCAGCACCTGTCTACGCCAACGACTTCACGACTATGGCTCGCAGGGCTGGCAACTTCTTGGCTCCTAGCCTTGTCGATGCACCAGTAGAGCTGACGCCAGAGCAGATTGCTGCGCAGCAGGCTGCGACGACCGCCAATGCTGAAACGTCCAAGCAGTACAATGCTGCGGCTGCGGGGCTGCTCAATCTTGCCAGAATTTCGGCGCAGCCGGGGCAAGCACCAATGATGCCGATGCTCGCAAGCGAGCCGGTACGTGGTCAGTATCGACCCATCCCAAGAACGAGAGGATTATTGTAATGGCATCTTTGATGGACAGCATTATGAACCAGTACTATTCTGGATCGCCATTCAGCTCTGTGGGCGGAGTAGTCCCTCCTTCTGGTGCGCCTACGATGGGTATGTTCTCCCCGCAGCGTATGGGCTCCAATATGCCTGATCGCACTTTAGGGAGCCAGCCCACACTACAGCAAGGGCCATTTGGCGCGCTTCCGCCATTCACTCCAATGCCACAGGGCGGAGCCGGTCTAGCGCAAGCTGGTGCCGACATGGTTATGCGGCGGAACGCAGCAGATGTTGGACTCCCTACATCAAACATCCCCACGACTCCGCCGCGCCCTAGAGACCTGCCCGGTCGCACGCCCGGATTTTTGGATCAGATTTTGTCTGGTCCGAGCTACCAGTCGAACAATATGCCTGTTGATGTTCGCGCTCAGGGTCCGTCTATGCCGGGTCAGGAGATGCCTATCCAGTCCATCAACTATGGCGACCCGAATAGCGCTGCCGACTTCTTTCGCGCAGACCAGCTTGCAATGCAGAACCCCAACATCCCCGGCTTTCTGGGAGGATACTAACGATGGCTGAAGGTTTTTTGGGCGGTCTTAGCGACTTTGCCGGAGGCGTAGGCGACTTCTTCACGGGCGGTGGTGTTTACGGCGACCCGAAGAACATTAACCAGCGCTACGGTGTGCCGGAGGCCGATGTACGTCAGGCTGGACTTGGGGCGTTGGGGAATGTTGGTGCGCTGCTTCTTGCTGCCGGGCAGTCTCCAGATCGGGGCCAACGGGCGCAGTTCTTGGGGCAACTTGGTGGTGCCGTAAGCGGTATGAACACCGACATCTACAAGTCCTCGCAGGCCCGTCTGATGAACGCGCAGCAGCAGCAGGCCCGTCAGGAGATGGAAGAGCTTTCTGCAATTGACCAGCGCCGCAAGTCTGACCCGACTGGCCTTGCAAGAGAAATGAACCTTCCTGAGCAGGCTATCCGCGCTCTTCCTGCTAAAGATTTGCGCGAGCTTGCGAAGAAGATCATCATTCAGCAAGCAACTGTTGATCCAGCCACTCGCGCCCTTCAAGCCGCATCCGCTGCTGTCCCTCCAATCGGTTCAGCCGCTCCCGGCGCATCTGCTGAGGCTGGAGTTACTGCTCCGCAGGCTGCTGCCCCGACAGGTATCGCCCCTCAAATTTCTCAATCTCTAATGTCGTCTCTATCTCCAGAGGCGCGCAGGACGGTTGAGGTTTACCAGAGGGCGCTTAATGATCCTGCTATTCAGAGCAATCCTTCAAAAGTGAAAGAGCTTTTGGAAAACATTGATCGCTTGGTGCCCGGCGCGAAGGAGGCCTCGGCAGCAAAAGGCAAGGCGCTCGGCGCACAAGAGGCGGCTGCGCCTTTGGCTTACTCTCAGGCTGGAGAGATGATTAAGCTCATTGATGCCACAGCTACTCACCCCGGTCGCGAGATGGGTACTGGCGTTTCTGCGTTCATGTCAAATCTTCCGGGTGCTGCCAGCATGGGAGCTCGCGACTTCAGAAACTACGTAAATCAGCTACAGGGCAAGACCTTCTTGGAGGCATACGAAACCCTAAAAGGCACAGGTCAGATCACCGAAGTTGAAGGCGCAAAGGCAACGCAAGCCATCAGCCGCATTGGTGATCCGTATGTTGAGGAGAAGGACTACCTCAAGGCTCTCAAAGACCTCAGAGACGTGGTTGAGAACACGAGAGAGCGGCTATCTGGAAAGCTTGGCACAAAGTATGAGGCGTCTCAGGTGCCCGATGTTTATAAGACCTTGGGCGGCTCTTCGTCTACGTCGCCTACGCAGCCGACAACCCGCGTTCGTAGGTTTAACCCTGCAACTGGAAAGATCGAGGACTAAGAATGGCTCAAAGAATTGACGTTCCGGGTCAGGGCATTATCGAGTTTCCAGATGGAATGTCTGACGACCAAATCTCTGCGGCTATCGTTGGTCTAGGTGGACCAAGGCAAGACCAAACTCTAGGGCAGGCTCTTGGCCGCGCTTACGAGAACTTGGGGCCAAGCGCTGTTGAGTTTGGAAAGAACGTCATTCAGCCGTTTATTGCTCCTGTCGAAACTGCTCAAGCTCTTGGGCAGATCGGAAGGGGGCTATACTCTAAAGCTCAAGGCGCAATTGGTGTTCAACAAGACCCTGCGCAAAAAGCTATGGCAGAGGCCGCAGCAAATGCTGTCGGAGAGATGTATGCAAAGCGCTACGGCTCTGGGGCGCAAGCTATGGAGACTTTGGCTACTGACCCAATAGGGCTGTTGTCGGATGCTGCGTCTGTTCTTACCCTTGGTGGTGGTGCGGCTGCTAGGGCTCCGGGTGTTGTTGGTCAGGTAGCCCGTGGAGCGCAAACTGTTGGGACCGCAATAGACCCGCTGTCTCTTGCTGCCAAGCCTGTCGCTGCTGCTGGCAGATACATTGCGGAGCCGATCCTTGCTAACACGTTTGCTGCGACAACAGGCGCGGGCGCTGAGGCAATTAGGGCTTCCGGTCGTGCCGGAGTAGAGGGAAGTCCCGAGTTCCTTGCTGCGATGCGTGGAGCTTCTGCCCCAGAAGAGGCTGTCGCGCTGGCGCGCAGTGCGCTAGACAAAATGAAGGCTGAGCGCTCTGCTGAATACACAAGCGGAATGGTCCCAATTAAGTCGGATGTTAGCGTTATCAATCAGGCTCCAATCCTCAAATCGCTTGATGATACGAAGAGCGTATTTACTAAGGACGGCTTTGTTCGCAACAAAGAAGCCGCCGGTGTGTGGGATTCCATCTCTACGACCATTGATGACTTTAGGAATAATCCCGCCATCAGAGGGACGCCTGATGACCTAGACTCACTAAAGCAGGCGATTGGAGAGATACGGTCCGGTACTCGCCAAGGATCGCAATCTCGCGTCGTCGCGGATCGGGTCTACAATTCAATCAAGGATCAGATTGTTAAGCAGGCTCCTGCATACGAAAAAACAATGCGTGATTACGCTAATGCGTCTAAGCAGCTTAGCGACATCTCGCGCACATTTTCTCTTGGCGAAAAGTCTGCGCCCGACACTGCGCTCCGCAAGTTGCAGTCAATCATGCGAAACAACGTCAGCACCAACTACGGGGCAAGAACACGACTTGCTGATGTTCTGGCACGATATGAGCCAGCGCTTCCGGGGATGATCGCCGGTCAGGCTATGAGTTCCGCCCTGCCTCGTGGCCTAAGCAGAGCTGGAGCTACCCTGCAAGGCGGAGCTGCTGCGCTTCTGGGTGCCGGTGGAGCCGTATCTCCGGGGGCGCTGCTCGCAATTGGTCCGATCCTAGCTGCATCTTCCCCCCGTCTCGTGGGCGAGGCTCTGTACGCTGGAGGCAGGGCTCGCGGCCTTCTCGGCCAAGCTGGCGTAACACCTGCGAATATTCGCAGGGCCGGTCAAGCTGGTTTCCAAGTTGGACGGGCAGAAGAAGAGTACGCCCGTCGCATAGGTGGTCTCCTCGGACAATAAAAAATCAACATACTCCCAAAATAATTGTTGACTCCCCCGTGATCTGGCAACTATGGTTGTCAAGTGGATCGCGGGGGAGGAAAGCATGGAACCAATAACAATCGCTTTGATGGTGTTTTTCGTAGCGCCAATTGTGTTTCTTGTCCTTGTCTCCCTCCTTGCGATTTTCAAAGGAGAGGGAAAATGAACCCAATAGACCTTATCAAGAATGACGACGGAACTTATACGCTTGAGTATTTCCGTCGCGTAATCGGATACATCAATCAATCATATCTCGAAGGAACATCCAGCCCGATATTTCGCGCTGTATCTACAGTTGGCGGCATCGCTTATGCACCAACTCTTGATGACGCTAAGAAGAGCTTGCTGGAGATGTCGCAATGAACGATGTCGATCCACTAGCTGTTGGGTTGCGCGGATTTAGGGTTAGAGAGCTGATCCTTCCAATCCTTCAGAGGAGCGCCATTCCTTGGGAGATCATCAGTGGCCCCAGAAAGATGGCGCACATCGTGTCGGTTCGGCATGAGGTCTACTACACGCTTAAGAGGGCCGGGTACTCGAACGTAAAGGCCGGAGAAATCTGCAACAGAGATCCGACCACGATAATCAATGGAGCCAGACGGCATAAGGAGAAGTGCAGTGAAGGATGTTGATAATACGCTCGACACACGGGAGCAGGAATACGGCTCTTACGAAACGCTGTCTGAGCTTCTGGAGACGATTGTCGATGCGTACAAGTGTTCAAACAATTACTGGAAGCTTGCCCCATACCAGAGAGTATCCCTCTACATGGATGCAATGAAGACGGCGAGGATACTTAACGGAAACCCTAATAACATCGACTCGTGGCATGACAAGGCTGGATATGCTGAGCTGGTTGTAAAGCAACTTAAAAAGGAAATTGAAAATGACAAATAATCAGATCAAGTCCATCGTCGAGCGCGTCGAGAGAATGGAAGAAGAGAAGCTGGCGATCACAACTGACATCAGCGAGATTTACAAAGAGGCTAAAGCCAACGGCTTCGACACGAAGATTATCAAGAAGATCGTGGCTATGCGCAAGAAGGACGCGAACAAGCTTGCTGAAGAGCAGGCGATTATGGATGTGTATATGGCCGCTCTTGGTATGCTTGCGGATACTCCGCTTGGTCAAGCAGCCATTGCACGAGGCATAGAATGAGGGTCGCGGCTGCTGCTGCTGTTTTACTTGCGTCAGCGAGTTCTATGCAAGCATCAGAGCTGGCGTCTGAATACTTTGCCAAAGATAGGAGCATAAATCATGTTGAGGAGAAGCCTTCTAATTCCTCAAAAATTGCGTCCGGGCAAAAGGTTAAAGAAGCGATCACAAGGGAGGTTACGAAAAAGATCGGGGAGAAGTGGCTACCCGTGGCCTTTAATCAGGCTAAACGCGAGTCGAACTTCAACCACAAAGCGCTCGGTGTGCGACTTGGAAAGCGACACGGAGGACAGAGAGCAGTCGGTACTTTTCAGGTGCTTCCTTCAACTGCTGCTGGTCTCGGCTTTGATCGTCGGCGTCTTCTTGATCTAGAATATGGCGTCATGGTTGGAGTTGCTTACATGGATGCCTGCATCAAGTCGGGCGTTACTAATGACAGTCAAATGAACAAGTGCTTCCTGTACGGAACGCATGGTTGGAGGGGAAAGAATGGAAAGCGAATTAAACGTAAAGCATGAGCTTCGAGATGTTCTGTCTTCTGGGCAGCTTCCGACTGTATCCGTTCCTCGCTCGCTACTTAGCGACATCTACCAGATGTTAGTAGCCAACGCGATTGAGCGCGAGAAGTTGCAAAACCTTTTAGACATTGCTCGGGATGATCGCTATACAGAGCGCCGCCGACACTCGGAGATATGGGGTTTATTGATGAACGTCATCAAGCCTCACGCCTGCGAATGTGAAGAGCAATGCGAAACAGCACCACACGATGCGTCGTATTGTGGGTGGGGTGCAAAGCAAGCCTTAGAGGGGAAGCTGTAATGACCGATGAAGATATAGCTGCCATCGTTGTCCAAAACAGAAAAATGTACCATCGCTTGAGGGAGGTCGAGCAAGAGCTTCGCAAGGTTCGTATCGCAATGAAAGACGCAGCCTTGGAAGCCGGAGACATATCTGAGTTTATATCCCAAGGCATGACCATGCGAGCAGCAACCTACGCCATAGCGCTTCAGAGAAAGCTGGATGTAGAAAGATCAGGCGGGCCGCTCGTCTAAATAAAATCTTACAAAGGGGAATGTGATGATACTTGCAGGACAACAGATTAGAAAGATCAAGCCTATCCGTCCGTTTTACGAGCGCACAGTACTGCATGGAATGAGCTACGGACTTTCACACGCAGGATATGATGTGCGAGTTGCTGAGAACATTTACCTGAACCCCGGAAATTTTACTCTCGCGTCTACTGTCGAAGAGTTTCTTATGCCAACCGACCTTGTGGCGTTTGTCCATGACAAGTCTTCTTGGGCGCGTCGGGGGCTGTCTTTGTTCAACACAGTGATTGAGCCGGGCTGGTGCGGGTTCCTAACACTTGAGCTGTCGAACCAATCCAATGATGCGATCTGCATCAAGGCTGGACTTCCTATCGCGCAGATCATTTTTATGCGAATGGAGGAGCCTGCCGAGAATCCATACAGCGGCAAATATCAAAATCAGAGGCGTGGTCCGCAGGTGGCTATTCATGAGCAGAACTCTAAGGATTGATGAAACAGGAAACCGATACGGCAGCCTTGTTGTAACCGGAGTAGTTTATCGACCGCTTGATAGCAGGATCAAAAGATCAAAGGCAAAGTGGTTTTGCAAATGCGACTGCGGCGAGATGACGGCTGTCTTCGGAGACAAACTAAGGAACGGCCACATTAGCCGCTGCCTGAGATGCGAAAAAGAAATTAGGAACAGACCGATGGATACTTTGGTGAAGCGACTGCGGAAAGAACAACAGTGGGGAAATTCGCTGGATGGTGAAGCCGCCGACCGCATCGAGAAAATGGAGGCGGCGCTAAACAAAATCTTGCAAAAGTGCCCATATTCAAAACGAGACAAGTGGTGCAGCAATCTTGATTGCAATTGCGTTGTTGCTCGCGCCGCATTGGGGGAAACAAAATGACCGATGATCTTGTGAAGCGGTTGCGTGATAAGTGGAAGCACAATGAGGACGATTGTTATGCCGCCGCCGACCGCATCGAGGAACTAGAGGCTGTATTGCTTGCCGTCTTTGAGATGTTATCAAAACGCCTCCCAGCCGAAGAGATGTGCGAAATGGCTTATGAATATCTTTTAGAGATGTACCAAAATGACCGATGATCTTGTGGAGCGTCTGCGGGGGTTAGCTGGGCGCACTGTTGACCTTCCTTCGCACTTTGAAATGACAGCAGCAGCCGACCGCATCGAGGAACTACAGGACACCATCGCAAAAATCCAATACACAAATTTGCGGCGCGACATGAACATCGACAACCGCACGAAGGAGATCGAGCGGTTGTGTAAGAGGACTCAATCATGAAGCTGATCTGTAAGTGCAACAAGAGCGCCAAGCTGGCTTGTGTATATGTGGGAAAAGCAGATGAACGATGAACGCAACTTGAAAATAGTTAGGCTATGGAATAGCGGGTTGAGCGCGAAGGAGGTTGGAGCAATGCTAGGCGTTACGAAGAACGTGGTTCTTGCCGCAGTCGTAAAACACAGGGCGCTCGGAGACATCACGCGACCTATGATCTACAGCAGGGGGGAGCGTAGCAAGCTGGCAATCATCGCAAGGTTTGGGTTCAGGAGAAAAAAGAATGATCGACCGCAACAGCGAAATCATCAGGCTTTGGAACGATAACAAGAGCGCGTCAGAAATAGCCAAGTCTGTTGGGGTGACTAGAAACTCTGTTATCGGCGTCGTAACCCGCGCAAGACCTATCGGGCTAATCACTCGCCAACAAGAACTTAGCAAGGCACCTCGTGGAAGGCTTGGCGACTTCAGAAAATACGGACCTCGAAAGATGCCAAAGATTTTTCACATCGAGTTCAAGTCTGAAGTTGCCGAAGAGCGCGAGGAACAAGACAGCAGCATCATCGGTGTGCCGATTATGGAGCTGGAAACAAGCAGTTGTAGGTTTCCCACAAGCAGAGTTGACGACCAGCATTATTTTTGTGGCAAGCCAAGGAGGGACTACAGAACGAGCTACTGCGCAGAGCATCACGCCGTTGTGTGGGTCAGACCAAGACGAATCGGACCTGCGCATTCAAAAAACGAAAGACGTCCATTCTCGCTCAGAAAGATTTCATAAGGGAACAAAATGACTAAGCCAGCAAAGCCTTGGACCGAAGAGGAAGATTCCTACATCGAAGAACACTACAGCGGTCTTTTTTCAATCCCTATCATGGCTCGGGTTCTTGGCCGCACAGAGGTAGCAACAGAGCGGCGCATTAGGATTATCCACAGCCAGCCTGCGAAGATCGGGGAAGACGCCGACCTAATGGCCTGTATCAGGCATGGGGAGGATCTGAGGCGCTCTGGCAAAAGGTGGACCTAAAGTTATCCATTGGCGCGCAGGCTTCAGGCTATATGAAAATCAAAACAATAGTGCCAAAAGCTATTGATAGAAGAAAGGGGACGATATGAGAAACGAACGAATTGAGGACATGCTTGCGAGCGACTATCACAAGATCGAGGCGCTATCTGCGTCCGGTGCTAAGTCGCTGCTACGCTCTCCTGCCCACTATGTGGCGATGAAGGAGACATTCAAAGAGCCGACTCCGGCAATGCGCTTGGGGACTGCTGTCCACACAATGATCTTGGAGCCTGAAAAGTTTGACGACGAAATCGCAGTGATGCCAAAGTTTGACAAGCGCACGAACATTGGCAAGAAGGCGATTGAAGAATGGTCTTCCGATCAGTCTGGAAAATGCGTCATCGACCATTATCAGCACGAGCGCGCAAAGCAGATAGCTGAAAGCGTTTGGGCGCATCCTTTCTTCAAGGAGCGAGTGAACGGCGGCTGCTCTGAGTCTACGCTTCTCTGGGAGCAGTACGGGGTTCAATGCAAGGCTCGCTTAGATTATTGCGCCGGGCAAACGATATACGACGTCAAGACGTGCCAAGATGCATCGCCTGAAGGGTTCGCAAAGCAGATCGCCAACTTCCAGTATCATGTGCAGGCCGCTCATTACACGATGGGCTTCCGTCGCGTTACCGGCCAAAAGCTTGAGCGGTTTGTATTCATTGCGGTAGAGAGCGACTTCCCACACATGGTTGGAATTTACACGCTCGACCGCAACTCGCTTTATGCTGGGCAGATGAAGATGGAGGCTGCGGCGAAAGCCTATAAGCACGTTCTGGACGGCTCTGCTGACCGCAACTATTCCAGCAAGGTCGTTGAACTTAGTGTTCCCACTTGGGCAATGCCTGAACCGTTTGCGAGGGGTTAAGATGAAAGAAAAGGAAATCCTCAAGCTATTGGAAAAGCGTAGGCTGGAGGCTGGTGTTTCTAAGCGTGAGTTCTCTACTCGCGCGAAATTATCACATGCCACCTATTCATCATTATTCAAGCCCAAACATGAGATGAGCCTTCGAGTTGCGTCAGCAATGCTAAAGGTAGTGGGTGCAAGGCTGGAGATCGTCGATGATTCTGGCCATTGATCCGGGCGCTAAGGGGGCTCTGGCTTTCTTTAATCCCGCAACGGGGGCTTTAGAGCTGGTGGACACGCCGACCGTTGAAGTGAAGCGCGGGGCGAAGACAAAGAGCGAGATCAGCGCGCAGATGCTTGCTGGGATTATCAGGGCTCGGTCGCCCTCTGAAGCTGTGGTCGAGAAGGTCGGGGCAATGCCGGGACAAGGTGTCTCTAGCATGTTTCAATTCGGACGCGGCGTCGGGATGATTGAAGGCATACTCGCAGCGCTGGAGGTTCCAATCACCTATGTTGCTCCGCAAAAGTGGCAGAAGGATGTAGGCACAAGGTCGGGGAAGGACGGAAGCCGGCAGCGTGCATCTGAACTGTTCCCGGCCTATGCGCAGAGCTTCGCGAGGGTGAAAGACGACGGGCGGGCAGATGCAGCGCTCATGGCGTGGTGGAGAGCGGCAAATGAAAAATGAATTTCTTGAGATCGAACCAGAGTCGATTGAGCTTGCCTATGAAATATTGAGCGAGTTCGGCGGAGAATATGCAGCCGTTGTAATCTCCGCGCTGGTGGTCGTCCTGACAGAATTGACGTCACAGGTTTGCGAAGATCAAGAGGAGGCGAGGGCGCTTGTTCTAAGCATCTGCGACTCGGTGATCGAGAACTTGAAGCACCGCGAAGAAATTGTGCGGACTTCCAACTGATCCCAGCCTTGGGGGTTCCAAGGTATAACAAGCGAAAGAGTAAGAACATGGCACTTGGTATGAATTTCGACACGTCTGGTTCGGGCCGTAAGTTTTTGCCCGTTGTGAAGTTTGATGCGAAAAGCGGCGACATGATGATTGTCAACCGCGACCCGCAATCGGATGGGACGTGGGAAAAAACAGAGATCGAACTGAAGTTCCCAACGCACGCAATCTGCGACTTTGCAAACATCGAGATTGGTTGGATCGGGTTCGTCGATAATAAGTTCGATTATGTAATGGCCAAGGCCGGTCAAAAGATGCCTGCCTGCCCGTCACCGGACCATAAGCAGGGCATCCGTCTTCGCATGTTCTTCAAGGAGCACGGAGTTCGCGAGTTTTCGCATACGTCCAAAAACGTTCTGCGCGTGATCGATGCAATCCACACGCAGGCGGAGAACGAAGCGGCAGCTAACCCCGGCAAGGTTCCGGTCGTTTTGATTAGCGGCACGGAAACGATCAAGATGCAGACCAAGCAGGGGGAGCTTCGCTTCAAGGTTCCGACCATGGAGATCGTGAAGTGGGTTGACGTACCGGCTGAAATGAAAGAAGCGGCATCAGCGCCTGCCGCGGTAAAGGCTGCTCCTGCGGCAAAGCCTGTTGCGGAACTTGACGACGACTTCTAATAAAAAACGGGGGCGATGGGCGGGAGAACTCACCATCGCCCCCAGACCGCGCAGGAAGGGGATTACGCGGCTATGCAAAATATAACAGAAAACAAATTCAGTGATAGCACTTCAATAACTTTGGGCATCGCCACAGGCGGGGCTACAGATGTTAAGCTCAAGCCAACATTGTTTTCTTGGGAATCGTTCAAAAACCGCCTGCGCACGCCCCGGATCGGTGATAAGGGCGGAAGCTACTACATCCGTGGCGGCGACCTGATCGAGAACAAGCGGGCGGATGAAAACCTGAGAAGCGGCGAGCTGATCATTCTGGACGGAGATAGCAGCTTCGACCCTGAAACAGGCGAGATTATCAACGGCGCGCCTGATCTTAACAAGGTCTGCGCTGCGCTGGAAGATATGGGCATAACCTTTTGCGCTCATACTTCGCATAGCTACATTCCAGACCAGATTTGGAAATATAGGATCGCAATCCCAGCTAAGCTGGGGAGTGGTGAACAGCTCACGGCTTGCGTGGCCTATCTGATCGACAGCCTTGTTGCGCGTGGCGTTCACCTTGCTGACGTGCCTGAGAACCATAGATGGTCGCAGCCTTGGTTTACGTCGCGGGTTCGTGATCGCGCAGCCAATGAAGAGTTTTTGTTCTTTGAACACACTGGTTCGGTCTTCGACGTGCGCGGTGCTGTTGCGTGGAATGATGCGCGAGTATTCGCTGCAGAGGCTACAGCAAAGGCGCGGGCGCCTGCTGCTGGGCCTGTTGAGAAGTCGGGCGCCATCGCAGAGTTTAACGACAGCCATGGGCTTGAATGGGTCCGCTCTGAGCTTGAAGGTGCGGGCTATCGCTTCGGCTACTTTGACCGGACGCATGAGGCCTATCGCTATATGCGCCCCGGATCGTCCACCAAAACCTTTGGGCTTGTGGTGTTCAAGGGCTCAATGGGTCATTGGTGCACATATTCGCATCATGGCAGCGCCGATAGGCTTTCTAACCGGGTCTGCGATCCGTTCCAGCTTGTGGCCGAATTGCGTTATGGTGGCGACCTGAAAGCGGCTGCGGCTGGCGTGTTGCAGAAGGTAGCCAAGCCAAGCGTGGTGGAGCAACTTGCACAGCGCGCAGAGAAGCGCAACCTTGAGCGAGAGCTTGAGGCGTATAATTCGGAAGGCTTGCAGGACGCGCCGTCAGGCGCTCAATCTGTAGAGGCACCAAAGGAACCCAAGCGCCGGATCGAGCTTATTAAGTGGGGTGAGTTGCGCGATGAACCTATTCGCTGGACGATCAAGGACATCCTTCCCGCAAATAGCTTTTGCGCGCTCTACGGGCATCCGGGCAGCTACAAGAGCTTCGCGGCGTTCTATCTTGCGTGTTGCATTGCGGGCGGCTTAGAAGCCTTCGGGAAGCCCAGCGTTCAAGGCCCAGTCGTCTACATAGCATTAGAGGGCGGAGCCGGACTGAAGCGTCGTCGGGATGCTCTGAAGCGCTCAATGAACCTGCCGGACGATCTGCCATTGTACTTTATCAAGTCGCAGCTTAACCTTGGATCGACACTAGAGGATCGCGATGCACTGGTGGCAGAGATCGTGCGCATAGGCGTCAAGCCGTCTTTGGTTATTATTGACACGTTCGCCAGAGCGACACCGGGGCTTGAGGAGAACAGCGCAAAGGACGTCGGTTCCGCCATTACGATCATGTCGTCGCTACAAGACGATCTAGGCTGCGGCGTTCTTATCATTCACCATAGCGGCAAGGATCAAGCACGGGGAATGCGCGGATCGTCGGCTCTGCTTGGTGCGGTCGATCTGGAGCTAGAATGCCAAAAGATAAGCCAAGGGGGATCAGCCGATAGGATTGGCAAGCTTACGGTCACAAAGCAAAAGGACGGAGAAGACGGCATCGTTCTTGGCTATCGAATGGACGTCGTGTCGCTATCGCAGATTGATCCAGAGGCCACTTCGCTTGCGCTTGTGCCAATCGCCACAGAGGAGCTGGAAAGCGCCAGCAAGGTAAAGAGTGCGAAAGAGCAAAAGATCAACGTGGATGCGAAGGTAGCCATTCAGGCATTGGAGCAAGCGATAAGTGAGGGAGGCGAGCAGCCACCCATCGGCGATAGGGCTCCGCGTGGGACTAAGGCTGTCAGGGAAACCTTGTGGCGTGAATACTGGCGTAAGATAACCACAAAGGAGGGAGGGGCGGAGCGTGCGGGCTGGTCAAGGGCGAAAGAGAACCTTGTGGCTACGTCTCGGGCTACGCATTGGGGGGATTGGTGGTGGCTTATCAAACAGGAAGAAAAGCACGCCTACCCCTTCCAGAGCGAGCGCGCTTTAGATCGTTCCGATGATATTCCGTTTTAGGCTTCAACGTCACACAGCTTGAACTTTTCTTTGAAGGCTTGGCGCTTGGCGCGTCGGGCCTTCAAAGCTAATTCTATTCTAGCGACGGCTCCGGCGGCCAATGGTTCGGCTGATCGCGTATCTACCCAACGTCTAACCGTTCGCTCGCCAGCGCCGGAAAGACGCGCAAGCTCAACCTGTGAGATATTGAGGCGCGCCAGCTCTGCGCGTAATTCGTGCGGGGTCATAGCGTTCCCTTTGCTGCGAGAAGTGCGATACGTGCGTCAACATAGACGTCGTGCTGTATCATATCTGCCGGGATAACTTTTAGCATCCGCTCCAAGGCATCCAAGAGGGAGGGGGCGGCAGCTAGCAGGCACCCGTGCTCCATTGCGATCTGCTTATTGGTGAACGTGGCGACGCGCCCGCAATAGGGATCGCTCTTGTCGCTCAAGCCGAAGCCGTCGAATGAATAAGCGCGCATTTTATTCTCCAATAATTGCGAGGAAGGAAACGCTCAACATGAGCGCAAGCATAGCAAGGCGGAAGATTGTGGGATTGTCGTTCATTACGCGGCCTCATTTTCTTGCGGATAAGCTTCCATCATATGCTTGGCGATTTGGTAAAAATTCACCTCTGACAAGAAAGCGCGCGCCCAACCTTGAACAAACCAGCCGCTGTTTTCGTCTACATAGTCTTGAGCATAAGACCGCAGGCAATCAGAAAGATCGCCAGCGCCAATATATTCGTCACCAAACAGGTCGTTCGGGTCCATGCCGTCGAATAGCTCCAAGTGAACCTTCCACGTCGCGAAATTTTGCCAGCCGTTGTATTCGTTTGGATTGCTCATTGTGTTTCCCCTAGTCGCGCCGTAGCGCCGTTTCGATGGATTGGTTATAGGACATGGTGGCCTATGGCGTCAACAGGCATTTGCAATTATTTTGAGATTGTGCGAAGTTTTTTTTGGCGCGTTATTGTTCCGGCAGCTTGTGCTTGTGCGTAACAAAAAGCGCATCAAAAAAGCGTTCAGCGCATCAATTCTGTTTTGAATTGCACAAGCTTGAGCGCACCGCATCAACAAAACTCTATAAGAGTTGTTGATGCGTGCGCTTTAGCGCATCAAAAATGGGTTGCAACGCATCAAAAACTGTAACGCATAGGCTTAACAGTAAAGGGGTATAAAATGGTAAAGCAAGCAAGGAAGATGCAGCAACAACCAAAGGCCGTGGCTCCTATAGACCCGCCCGCAGATTGCTACCAAGAGATACAGGAGCCTTTGCAGGTGCTAGAGCAAACGGAGCTATATCTGTCGCGCATGTACGGCCTAGGCAATGTTTTACGATTTGCAGGCGTTGAGCTGGCGCAAAAACTCGGGCAGGCAAAAGATCAGGTGACACGCGCAATTCACAAGCCGGATCGTGACGCTGCAGCGCAAGCTGTCGGTCGCGTTGTCAAAGGCTGGAGCGTGCTGGAACGCAAAGCGTTAGACGCCGGTCTAACAGTGCTGCCGCCGGATATTGTTTCGACCCTGTACAAAGGCCGAGAGCATTGGATAGTCACAGGGTCACGCTATGACGCGGCAACGGATCAAGCGCCTGAGCATGTTCGCGTGGTCCATGTGGGGGAGCTGTTGGCGGCTTATGACATCATCGCCGAACGCGTGCGCTTGGAAGCTATCAAGGGGGCTTTCCCCGGCGCACAACTAGTGTCTAGTACCATACCGTCCAAGGGCGACGCCATGCCGTTCTAGGGGCTTCCTAGGCGGCAAGGCGTTGAATACAGAAAACCCGCCAGCAAGCGCCAGCGGGTTTTTTTAGTGCGTTAGATGGTTGGTTTCCTTTGGTGGCGCTTTAGGCGCGGGTTAAGTTAGGGTAGGTAGGGGGCTTGCGCCCCTGTTAGTCGTTGTAATTGATGAACATAACCGTGCATGAACCATAGGGGCGAAATTCGATCATGTCGCCATGATGGTCAACCTTGCCGCGGACGCCAGTCAAGCCAACCTTTGCTTTAGCTTGCTTCATTAGTTCACGGTTAAAGATTTTGTTGGCGCGCACATAGTTGGCTCCGCCGTCATAGCCGTAATGCGTCAACTCTGGCATGGCTACAGATGCGCGCTTTACCCATGAATAATTGGCTTCGCCAGCGAATGTGTCTGTGTATTCAATGCTGTAATTGTTGGACATGTTTCTTTCCCCTAGTTGCGCCGCAGCGCGTTTTCATGGGTTGAATATAGGCCGCAATGTCCTATCTAGCAACTGCTATTTACAAGATTTACAAAAGTATTTTGGGGCGCGTTTGGAGGATAGGCGGGATAGTGTTAGATAACAGTGACTTGCTGATTTTGAACGGGGAAGGGGACTAGGCATGAGCGGTGCTCAGATACCACAAGAAGAACAGCGGAAGCCGAAGCGCAATGCAAAGGGCCAACTGCTACCGGGGGAGAAACTAAACGGTTCAGGGTTGGAGCGATACAAAGCCCGCATGAAAAACCAACTGGACCAGCTAACGCCCCGCGCGATCGGTAGGTTATCGAAACTCTTGGATAGTGAGGACGAAAAGGTGGCCATTGTGGCCGTCAAAGAGATTCTCGACCGAAACCTCGGGCGCCCCAAAGCGTCGCTCGACGTGAAGGTGGAAGCGTCCTTATCGGCCCTGCACCTAGAAGCCCTCGAACAACTGGCGAACCGCGCAAGCGAGGCTCGAGCGTCCCGCATGATAGACGTCACGCCCACGGTTAAGCCTGACGATATGTCGAACGACGATATAGTCGTACAACGAATAAATCGTATGACGATTATATCTGGTGACGATTAGATCGTAGTGCGATCATATCGTAGTACGACTATATCGTGATGCGACTATATCGTAGTACGAACATATCGTAATGCGAACATGTCGTATGACGAATAGCTCGTAACGCGAATGGTTCGTAATGCGATTAGGTCGGAATGCGACTGATCCTACAGCGGCGCTTGTGCTAGACATGGACCTGACCAT